ATGAGTACACCAAACCAACCAACATAAATTCTGTTGTTTGTTGATGTTACCCACTGGCAGAACTCTGGCCATCCCTGTAGGAGACTACCTCTGCCTTGTTTTGATAGAGTTGTCATTAGTAAGACGTTTTGTAAGTAGGGCATCAAGGGTAGATGCGAAACTTATTTCCGAAAATCCCTCACTTTCGGATATGAAGACGTAATTTATCCTCCCATAGGTCTTGGTTAGCGGGAGCAGATATGTGTTAAAAAGAACACCTTTCGTTATTTATAGTAACAGAACTTTACATAATTGGCAAGCGTCCTAATTTTTAACTGTCTAAATAAGCCAGAATTATAGTGTGTAGTTTTATGAAAAGATTTTTACCGCTTCTATTATTGGCGGGTTTTAGTTCTCCAGCTATGGCTAATATAACGCATAAATTAAGTTCCAGTGTTCAACTTAAAGTTGATGCTGCAGCGACTCAGGTTGAGAGAATAGGATCTAGTTTTGCAATTTCTGGTTCAAACATTGATACAACTGACGGTAATACAGCTGGTACAGTATCGGTTGGAACAATAACTCAGGGTGTATATGCACCTGGCACGATTGCTGCAACTCAGGACACAGCTGGTTCCGCATTTAGTTTCGCTCAGTCATATACTCAGGCTGATGCAGTGCCTACATCCGCACCAACAGTTGGCGCCGTAGGTAACTTCAGTGATCAACTATCCACTGCTGCTGGTACAAAAGACTCATTGGCTGGTACAATTACATCAGCGGGTGTGATGACTATAACTGCTGGCGGTGCTGGTACTGTGGCTACTGGACAATTTGTTAACGAGCTAACCGTCAGATGATAAATGACTTTCTTGATAACTTGGCAGCGCAACAATATCTTAAAATGCACAACCGTGAGAAAGAAACTTGCGATGGTTGCGGTTGCGTCTGCCCTGACTGCGAATGCCCCGACTGTGATGTCTGTTCCTGTGGTGCCTAATTTTACACAGGGCTCGATGACGAGCACGACGGAAACGACGAGCACCGTGACAGAGACCATAAATAGTATGCAGTATGACACAGGCTATCAGTATGTTATAACAGGCACGAACATACAACATGATGGCGATTCTATTTCCCCACCCACAATCACGGGAAGTAATAATACATTGGATGGAGTGACTACAACATGGACGGATTTGGATTTAGACAAAAAACCAAACTTCACAATCACAAACGCAGGCGCAGCCTTTCAGTTTACAGAAACTTTTTCTGGGCCAGGCCTGAAAAATCACACAGTAATAAATCGTACCTCAGAGGTAAAAAGCGTAACCACAACAACAAGCGTATTCTCAAACTGATTTCAATCTGTTTGTTAGGAACGACAACACCTATGTTTGCGAGTGACGTAGGTGGTGTCTCAGCTACAGCAAATCCAGTGGCCAATTCATCTGGCTCGGTTACGAATCAAGCTATACAAGTATTACAGGGGCCGTATATCACAAATACGTACGGTGGTGGCATTCAATGTCAAGGCCCAACCATGAACGTGACACCGTTTGCAACAGGGAATATTGTAATTAAACGTCCTTACGAGGATTATTATATGGATCCAGTGTATAATAATCTAGATGCCAACGATGATTCAATACCAGATAATCCAGGCGAGATATTGTTTTACAAACCAGTTCGTACAGGACAAAAAGATAGTAGCACTCTTTCAGTTGGTCTCTCTGCAACTTGGTCTAAACCACTAGATAAAAATCTACAGAAACTTTGTAAAGAGGCAGCAGAATCTAATATCGCATATATGCAACAAAACACTGCAAATAAGAGATTAGATTTTGAGATTGCAAGATTGAAAAATTGTGGCGAATTGATGAAGCAAGGAATTATGTTTCATCCTAAATCTCCATATCATAAAGTATGTGCAGATGTTGTTTTATTAAACCCACCAGGCACACTACCAAATCATTCACACTCAATTCCTCCTGTTAAACACATCAATGCAAGTAAAAATGCATCTGACCTAAAGGAAATGTCAATCGGGAATTTTTAATTTTTTCATTCCATTTTTCTTCAAGATTTGATCTGAAGTAAGTTTATCTTTCTTTTTTCTTTTTCCTAATTTCTTTTGAACCGCAGCCCATATTTTTTTAACAATGGGTTTAATAACTTTAATTAACACTGGTGTTGTGGCAGCACCTGCTGTGGCTACAACTGCTAACGTAGTCACAGATGTGATCTGATTCATGGGTGGTACATATTTTTCTAACACAGTGGTTGGTTCATATAATGTTTCACAAGTTACACCGTCATCTAAAAGACGATGACCTACCACTCTTTCATCACCCGACTGAGTAACATCACCTATGCGAAGTTGAAGAGGGCCTGGGCAGGGAACTTCGTCCTCAAGTCCTAGATTTCCAGTGTTAGGGGCATCTAAACGATTGATAGCACCTTCATCACCACCCTCATCATTGTTTTCATTGTTATTATTATCATTATCTTCAGATTTCTTTTTCTTCTTTAATGGTGGAGGCACAATATTTGGAACTTCCGCCTCTTTTGTAATTATGACTTGTTCTGGTTCATAATTTATTGAATTAAAAGATGGATACTCACCATGAGGACATAAAGTAACACTTCCCTTTGGATCTTGATTTACCAGATCTTTATCAAAGGGAAGTGTTTTATCTACATTATCTTTATGCATCTCAACACAACCTGGCATATCCACGACAGGAAAACCAAGTTCTAATGTGATTGGTGCATATCTATCTTGAATAATTGTTGGTTGTATCATCCAAGGTCTGATGTCAAAAATATTAACATTAACATCAGACACATTTATTTCAGGTATCGACTCTTGACTCAAGGATTGCCTCCTTTATTACATTCTTAAGTTCTCTTCTTTTCTTTCTACCGAGACCAGCAGAAGAATCAATTTTAACCTTGACCCAATACAGACCAATGAGAACTAATATAAATGGAATGGATTCTGCCCATGAGATTTCATTCCAGGCTTCAACTACATTTAATACTGCAAACATAATTTAAAAGTTTGGTAGTTGTGGTAATGCTTGTGCTTCACCAGTTACACTGGGTAATGATGGTAGAGGTACACTTGGTAGAACTGATTCTACGATCTTACCTTTAACATTCTCAATGATCGCATCCTTGCGAACATATACATAACCAACAGTACCCACGACGGCGAGAGATACAACACCACTAACAATAGCGATTCCATTGACAATTTTCTGTAACATAATTTTAATTGTTGTCGTCATTATTTAGATCGGTTCGATGTTTCCATGTTTGTCCACTATCGGAACCCATACATGGATTGATACATTTCACCTCTCCATGTTTATATTTAAATATCTGATTACATACTAACCCAGCAAGATCATGAGGGCAACCCTCCTTACCGTTTGACCAGTATAGTTGTCCATCTATCCAGTGTGCATCACATTCTGGACATAGACCATTATTCAATGAGTGTCCCACGAGCTCTCCGAAGTTCTCTCAGTTCCTCAAAGTCTTTTTGTTTTGTACCGCCATCATAAGGCCAGGCATAACCCTCTCCAATCATTTCTTCATTGAGAGAAAGGTCGCTATCCCCAATGTATAACCAGCCAAGAAGACGCCCGTATTTCCCGACACCCCCATCCAACTCAGTACGGATAACGAGATCATCATCACCAACAATAGCACCTTCAAGTTTATCCTTGAGCCAATTCGTTGCATCAATTCCAAGAGCCTTCTCCTCTAAATTTCTTGTTCTTTTTTCTGGCGTATCGACACCAGCTACACGGACTCTCTCTTTTTTATATAAATCAAATCCTAAATCTATTGTAACATCAATTGTATCACCATCAACAACTCTGTTAATTTCGATCACTCGGAAGTTGTAACAACTCTTCCGACTTGGTGGGGTCATTGCTCCCATTATCCATCTCCTTGTAAGCCATACGAAGTATATAGTAAATATACCATGATACTATTATCACGAGTATCAAGATCATAATTACTACACTCCAAACAATCAATCTCTCTGTCTCCAGTCGTCACATCTATCCTGATGAAACCAGTCTGCTATATCATCCACATCATCAAATCCTGTTTTATGTGAGGATGGATCAGGGTCTCCGAGATTAAGACCATTAAAAAAATCATCTTCTGGATTTAAACTGATTCTTCTCGCTTGTCGCAACATGCCTCTGGCAGTTGTGTTTGCTTTAGATAATTTATTCGCCCAAATCATATCCTCCAAAGGAACGTCATCACCGTTTGCAATCTTATTGCAAATACCTTCAAGACGCAAACGATATTGTGTTGATAACATAAACTAATAAGTACTATTACTATAATTTATATGCTCAAAATTGCCTCCATAATGAACTCTTTAGATAGGTCAGGTTTTCCAAACAAATCTAACTGAACACCATCAGCTTCTATTGTTACTTTATCCTTATCTTTCCGAGTGTGTTCCCAATAACAAGTTCCATCTTCTCTTACATAGAACCAGCTTGTATTATGAGAGTCTAATAAAAATACTGAGTAAAGATGTGGATATGTTCTCTCTGAATTCTTTTCATACAAAGTTCCCATTGGACTTTTGTAAAAGTTGGGATGATTATATTCAGAGTCCATTATTAATAAGTGTCATAATTTTATTCTTTTATCCATCAATTATTGACATCGCTTCCTGTAATTCCTTTGCATGTTCTAATTCATCAGATGCGATCTCTGCAATTCTTTTATCTTCTGGATGATATGCAAGATATTTTACATAAGTTTCATATGCATGTTTCTCAATCTTCATATTGATATCATAAGCGTCAATAGGATCGAGAAGATAATACCCAACCATGATCCAATAATAAAGTATAACAAGATGTTTGGCAAAGAACCGATCAATCCAGTATTTATTGCCCTGCCTAGATTCCATTTCTTCCAAGTGTTCGGTTTCATTTAGAGCCTGATAGAAATGTTCCTTCATTAAGTATATATGTTCTTCACCTCGAAGACCAAGAGATTCTCTTAAATGTAAGACACTTATAAAAGCAAAATAGGGTGCTCGAGCAATTACTTCAAGAACCCAAAATCTTTGTGAAGGTCTATTACGATACAAAAAATCAAGTATCGTAACAGTGAAATTTAAAGTGATTGTATTAAATTTTTTCATACGACGTAAGCGTAGTTAATAGAAACAATCACAGCAACAATAATACTTCCAAAAATTATTGTTGCTGATTTAATTGGTAAGTCTTTCATTGCCAGAACTCATCTAATACCTCAAATGTTTTATTTAAATACTTGTTTGCGCCAACGCACTCCCACTCTCCCATTTCTCCAATCTCACATTTGTAATCAAGTTCTCTTTTAAGTTTTAAAAGCTTGTCGGTCATATCAACCTTAGAAAGTCTGCCGTTCATTTAATCTCCTTAATATAGTCCAAAGAAAAAGGATGTTCGTGTAGATACGGAACATCCTCTCTTGCGTTTGATGCTGCTTCAAATGCATCATCAGCATATTCACCAATTTGATGGTGTTCATTTTCTTGATCGTGCCAACCTAGTTCGTAGTGGTGCATGATAGTTTCAATTCCAGTACATTAATATTTATTATAACATACTAAGTACAAATACGCATTAATGTGTGGACTCACTAACAATTCTTGTTAAGATCTCTTGCAGTATTACCACCAATTTCAGCACCCTGTTCTCCTCCGAACATTGCTACCCAACCAGAAACCACCCAGCCAACAAAAGGAATCCCACTAACAGCAGGAGAGGCAGCAGTACCAATGCTAGTGCCAACCAAACGTCCTGTGTTTTCTGCTGCACCGATTGCTTTGATACAGGCAATGGTTTTGTCACTTGGCGCTTCTCCTCCCTGAGCAGACGGATCAATCCATGCTGTTGGGGTTGATACTGGCCCACCGTGATGGAACGCACCATCCATTGTGTATTGACGAACGACTTGAGTCTTAGTTTTACTGGCTCCCAGAAAACCAGATGGTTTTACCAAGTCCTCCGTAGTAGTCATAACTTTAGGATCATTTGCTGAGTAGGATATTTTATATCCATCCTCATTTACCGATGCAACGTAAGAACTATAAGGTGTCACAGGGATGTTTAAATTCGGTAATTTGTTACTACTTTTTGTTGCAAGTAATCCTATCATCCCTATGTGGGAGACTCCTACAAGAGCTCCCAGACTTATTCCAATCCATTTATTCATAGTTAAAAATTAATCTTTTTTGTTAGGCACAATCTGAACTGGTGCTTGTTCGATACGAATTGTTTGTGCAGGGGCAGTTTGTGATGCAGCTGCAATTAACTTCTCCATATCTGATTTACTTACTCCACCATTAGAACCACCTTGAGCACCTCTCTTAGATGTCGTGACGCCAAATGTAGCTAGCACGCCTGTAAAAACTGATGCTATGAATGTCGGATCCAGATCTTGTTTAGGTATCTTAAGAGCTTCTGGCAATTCAACGTACGCAAGTGTGAGTATTGCTCCACTCCATACAAGAATACCGAGTCTTACGAAGGTTGAGAGGATCATCATCTGTTCCTCTTTATCTTCGGATGCCTCCTTTAATTTACTAAAGAAACCTTTCTTTTTCGGTTCCTCTTTCTTTTCTTCTTTAATTTCGTCAGCCATAACTATATCATTATGTGCCAACTATTTATCATCTTCTGACATACTAACTAATACTTTGCAATATGGCAAGAACCACGGACGTTACGAACCAGTGTGGAATGTATTTAAGTGGAAATGGTTTCATATCAAACCTGCCATGCCTGCTGCTGTTCCTATGACAACGAAAAATCCAAACTCCATAAGTGGATAGTATGGACTAAAAAATAATTTTTTCATTCTCCTTTTTAGATTGAGGGTTAAAAGTGACTAGTGAACTAGTGCGTATAAAGACCTTTGATTATTATGCGTAAGCTACTGAACCAATGTTGGTTAAAATGTAAGCTGCAATAAGGGTTGTGAATACTAGATGTTGCATTGTTAAATTCCTTGATAAACTGGGGACATTACTCCACCACCGCCATCATCATCGTCATCATCAGATCTATCTAAAAATAGTTCGATGAAAACTAGAATTCCTATGGGGTAAAAACACCATAGGATTGCTAGCGTTGGAGTTATTTCAAACCCATTCATACGAAGCCTGGAATAATTTGTCCAGTTGTGATATATGCACCTATAAGTGCGATGCATCCGACGACTGCAGCAGCACCATTGATTCTCTCTGCTACAATCTTTTCCTTACTAGGTTTTTGATTCTGAATGTTCATTATACGATGCCTGGGATAAGTTGACCTGTTGCCAAATAGGTTCCACATAAAAGCATGAATCCCATCATCGCTGGACGGCCAATGGCTCTTTGAAAAATCTCCTTGTTATTCATTAGAATATGCCAGGGATTACGTTTCCTGTTGTTGCGTATGCGCCAATTGCTGCTACGAAACCAAGCATTGCTGCCCAACCGTTAAATCTTTCTGCTTCTGGTGTCATTGTGTTTCTCCTTAAAATAATGGGGGTATAATTGTGCCAAATAAAACGTAGTTTACTGTGGCGATAATCAGACCGAGCATTGCCAGTCTTCCGTTTACTTTCTCAGCGTACTTCCAATATGAATGACTTGTATCCATCAGAACACGCCTGGAATAATTTGTCCTGTGGTTGCATATGCACCAAGTAGTGCTATCATACCAATCATGGCCCAACGACCATTTACTTTCTCAGCGTTTTGTGGGTATCCTTCGTATGAGATGGATTCATCAACATAAGAACGTGTCTCTGTTGGATACATGTTCTGTCTGCCGCCACTCTCTGTTGTTACAGTCATTTAAGTTTCATTAAGAAGTGTTACATTATTATATATAAAATATTAACTTTTGTCAATAGAATTTCAATAATATCTTCATATCCACACAAATATATATAATTTTCTTAAGAGAATATTAAATTTTAACATTATAAAAAAAGACCCCTGCAATGCAGAGGTCTGATCCATCTCGAACACAGTTATTTAGAATGTATATCTAACTCCTGCTTTTCCAGCTACATCAAAGTCATCTTGATTTGTAGCACCGTATAACTCACCATACACAGATGTCTTCTCTGTAAGTGACTTACCACCACCTAAGTAACCAGCGATTTCAACATCACCAAACTCATCGGTTGATTCTGTATGTTGTGTTGTAGGGCCTACAGATGCATACCAATTAATTCCGTTTGTAGTTGTTCCTTGATAACCAACTTGAAATTCAACGTTACCAGATGTGTATGATCCGTCAGGATATGAACCATTTGCTTCGATGTTCACATATGGGCCAGCAAACGCAGCACCAGCGAATAGGAATGGAGAGGCAGCTACAGCTGCGATTGTTGTTTTAATAGACATTTTTTATTTTGTTTATCTCGCAAGCACTAAAAAAACCTGCGGATGGCAACACCATCGACAATGGTGTCGTACATTCTACGCAGGGTTACGATCTTTCGAGTCCTTCGTTCTATGTAATGATATTTATTATACATTATCTTAACAATTGTGGCAAGTATTTACTTTCCCTGACATTCTGGTGGTATGCGACCAAGATAGGGATCGTAATTGAACAAAGCACTTTGATCCTCCATCTGAGCAAGATTCTCTCTCCAGTGATCTAATATTCCTTGATGACTTCCCTTATGAAAGACCTCAATATGATCTGGGTGAATCGAGGATCCGAGTTCAATCTTGTAATGAAAGAGTGGTATTGCATATGTTCGACCACAATTGTATATCAAATCATCAGCAACTGGTCTTGGTTTAACACCCTGATCTAAACGAAACTTTTCACCGACACAATGATGGTCAATTAATTTCTTGGCATGATGACGAGTAATCATATAACATGCAGTTGAGAAATCATTTACCCAACGAGCATGCATACTCGCATAAACGACGCCTGGATTAATGATTGCAAGTTGAACCACATCCCAATCATATGGTAATTTTTCTACAAACTCATCCCATGTAAAATTCCAAAAACGTGCAGTATCAAAACTCACATCATCCTCAGCAAAGATTGCATAGGGTGTATCTGTAGTCATATACCATTGTTTGATAGCCTTAAGATGTGAGGTCACACATCCAACCTCACCTGGCGTGATACCAATGTCATGACTACCCTCAAGTATATGATTCAGATCTCCATGACGACCATCAAAAGCAGAGACACGAATTGGATCTAACTCCCAATACTTACACATGGATTGCATTTCTGTATCTCTTTCTGGTTGTCCATCAAGATTAATGTAATAGAGAGGGCCAAAATTATTCAGTTTATATACGGCTTTATTTCTCTCACCAGAATATACAGGCAGTTCTGGTTTTGGTTGATTTGCAATCAGTTTTTCAATTGATGGTATATAATAATTTTGAATTACAGTTTTCCATTCAAATGATTTTGCATACTGACGAATCTCTTCTCGATGATGTATGGAATATTCTCTGTTTTGTATGATCTGGGCTTCGACATAATCAATATCTTTGATCTTCTTCTCTGGTATGACGGTAATAAATTTCTTATCCAAATCTAAATTTGCCTTTGCAAACTCACTAATCACAACACCAAGACCAGCAGCAAATGCCTCCATGATTACAAGTGAGTGTGCCTCTCCATCAGATAAAAGAATTAGATTACCATACTCAGTTAGGTTTTCATATAGATGTTCCTTCGTCCACTCACCAAGATAATTATTTTTTGTGTCATATCTTTCATCTACAATGTTTCCAGCAAAGTGTATGCTCTCAATATTTTGGAAAAGATGTTGTCTCTTACGATAATCAACCTTTGCAAGATAGATACTACGATGTCCGAAAGTTGGCATATCTGTATATCTAAACGCATCAAAATTTACACCGTTGGGAGTAACAAATAATTTATCATCTGGAAAATTACTAAAGATTTTGTATATGTTTTTAATTCCCTCTGAGAGACAAAAGACATTCGGTTTCATCTCTTGAAACTTGTTGAAGATATTCACATATCCATTCATCATGTCTGGTCTCTCTAGATAACCAAAGTGTGATGTCATTGCCTTTGGTCGATTGATGTGTGGATATAAAACTATGAAGTCATCATAATTGATATGAACAAAGTCTGGATTGAATTCATTTATTGCAGCAAGAACTTTATTACTATCTGTGG